CTATGTATTCGCCAAGTGTCATATTATCTAAATCAGGAACAAAACCATATTTTTCGCCATTCATTATGAAATGTGTTACTAATGTTGGTTGTTGTGTAAATAATTTTAATATGCCAGCTGTGATTTGTTCAACGTCTGTGTAACGCATAGCTTTTGCTATTTTTAAATCAACGTTACAAAATATTTCAATTATTTTTAATTGTAAAAACGTAGTGTTTTCTATGCCGTCTTGTATTTTTAAAAATTTTTTATATTGTTTTAATGTTATGTCTTTTAAACTGGTTGGTATGTTAATGTTAAATTCCATATATGTTTTAAAGGATCCTGTTTATATAACGTAAATAAACAAAGAATTTATTACAAAAAAAAAGGTGCTATTTCTAACACCCTTTTCTCACTAAAACAAAACAAACTATTTTTATAACATATCCGCTTGCCAACAATTGTCACTGCAATATTCTTTATTTTCGTGTAATGGTCTACCGCACACATTACATTCGTATTGTGGTTGTTCAGCTGGATCTAATAATCGATCAATATAATATCGTGCTTCACTCATTTTTTAATTCTCTTAATTTTAATTTTAATATATTTTTTTCGTGTCTGTATTTACTGATTAACATATTTTTAGCAACTGCGTCTTGTTCTAATCGTATTACGTAAAACGTTATTTCTAAATATTTATTAATTAATTGTTTTAAATCTTGATTGTCTGGTTTAGCTTTTTGCCATTGTTTTAATTTTTCTAACACAAACATTTGATTAGCTAAAAATTCAATGTTATGTATATTTTCTACTGCGTTCATACAATTGTTTCTAACAAATGTAAAAATAAAAATACAGATAAATAAAATATAAACCAACCAATGAAACAATATGCTACGACTTTAAACATATTTTCTTTGTTTTGTTTTTTGTCAATTCGTTTCGCAATATAATATCTGCGCTGTCCGTTTACTTCGTAATAATTTTTCATAATAATTTCATTGTTAAAAGGATTATACTTGCAGTCCAAGCTATGACAAGTAACACACCGATTGCTTTATAATTTTGTTCTGTTCTTATTGGACTACGACCTTGATTAGATCTGTATTGTCTTGGGTGTAAACTAAAAAAATATTTGCCGATCATTTGTGTACAACCTCCACACGTGATAGCACTCCAATTGAAATGATATACTTTGTTTGGTGTATTACATTCAGGACAATATATTGTTTTTCCGTTTTTACCAGCTCGTGTATGTTTGTTTACGTTTTTCATAATATGTTTTTGTCTAATTGTTTTACTACGTTTGTTAATTCTTGTAACCATTGTTTGTGTAATGGGCATAAATCTGCGTATGAATTTAAACACGATAACGTGCCAAGTGCAATGCCTATTAATTGAGCATTTGATTTGTCTGTAATTTGTTTTGTTGTCATTGTTTTTATATTAAATAAATTTTGTTAAGTTGTTTATTAATTGTGCGTTAGTATTTATAACTTGTTTTTGTTTGTTAATTTTGTTTTGCTTGTAAATTAAACTATTTAAAGTTGATATAACTTCATTTCTATTATTGGCAATAACGCCAACTTTGTAAGTAGTATTATTAAAATTAATAGTATCACCTAACTCTCTCTTGAATTTAGATTTATAATATATAACTGCAATTATACCAGCTTCTTTTGTAAATTTTACTAAGCCTAAATGTGTTTCTTGTATCATAGTGTTTGTTTTAATTATATTCAAATATAACACTAATATTTTAATTAACAAAATATTTAATAACTTATTTATTATAATAATCCAATACCCATTTTTAAATTAATAAACGTTTCAGCTTGTTGTCTATGATCAAATTTTTTAAATTTTATTTCTTGATCCTTTGTGCCATAATTTTCGAACCATACAACTTCATACCAAGTTATATCTTGATCGTCTGTGTGTTCAAATAATTTGTGTTTGTAAAATTTTTTATTTTTATTCATTTGTTTTGTTTTAAATTGTTTCTACATCAACTTGTTCTAACTCAAATATTCCGTTATCTCCCATAAATGTAATTGATGAATTTAAGTTTCTGGAATCAAGTTGTATTATGATTGATCCCCCTTCGTGCATTTCAATATCCCAAAAAATTTCATTGTGTTCGTTTTCTAACCAATTCCATAATTTGTCTTTAATACCCGGTTCAAAAATATTAATTTGAACTAATGTACCTTGTCTGTTTTGTGTTTGAAATAATTGTTTCATTTTGTTTGTTTTAAAATGGGAGCTGTTAAACTCCCATTGTTATTATCCTATATATTTAATTTCTTCGACATACCAAGATGTATTCCAAACATCTCCCATTTGTTGCATTTTTTTTGCAATTAATCCTCTTTCATATAACCTATCAGTTATTTCTTGTACTATGTTTTTATCAATATCTATTCTACGAGCTATTCTACTAACATTAGTAAAATCATTTTGTTTTTCCATAAATTGAATAAATGTTCTTTCAATTTCTAATCTTTCTTGGAAACTTAAATTTGTAATTGTTTGTGTTTTCATTTTGTTTTGTTTTTATATTAAATTGTGTGTTGAATAAATTTATCTACAAAAGCTACTTGTATAACTGTCCATAAATTTAACTTTCCTGCTGCTGCCCAATTAGCCGCATCGTGTGTAGCAAATTTTGCAGTCTTATTGTTTTTACCTTTCATAGTGTTAAGGGTTACGTCATCTAACACTATAAATAAGTTTGTTTTTTTTCTGCTGTTAAAAGTGTTGTTTAAATTTTTCATTTTGTTTTGTTTAAATAACTGCTTCATTGCAATTACATTACAAATGTAAAACAATTTATTTAATTAACAAAATATTTAATAACTTTTTAATTGATGTAGTACTTTCCTCGATTAGGATTTTGTAATTGATACGATACAGCATAGCGTATTGCATCTAATAAATGGTTGTGTTTGTCGATTGGTGTGTTTGATTTTTTTTCTAACCAGCTGTAATTATTTAATTCTTTGATCAAATTAATACTTTGTTCGTCAACTATTAAATCATAGTCTTGTAATAATGCAATGCCATATGTAATTGATCCTTGACCTTTGATTGATTCGACTATGTTACAACCTTTTTGTTTTAATTCATATATCAAACGTTTTTCAGCACTATCACCAATAATTAAATTTTCTTTTGCGTGTTGTAAATTTAAACGTGCTATTTCGGTTGTTGTTAAACCTTTGATGTAAAAACATTCTTTTAAATATATTGTTTTGTTTGTAACATCTATGTTTGTTTCACACAATGTATTCTCGTCTGAAGCAAAACCATAATCTTGTCCAAAAACACTAACACTTGTTTTTTTAAATTTACCTATTTTCCATCGTGTAAAAATAACTCCTTCTGCTTTGTTTAACCAGCCACCAAGTATTTGATGTTTGTATTTTTCTGGTCTACGTTGTTTAATTGTATTTATTTGATTAATATAACTTTTCGATAAATTTTTTATATTATCTAAATACGTTGTGTGTATATATGTGATGTTGTCTTTTGTGTCGTTTGTTCCTTCTTGTATTCCTTTGTCTTCGTAAAATCGTTTATATATCCAATGTTCTTTTGTTGTTGGATTTAAAATTAATATAACTCGATTGTGTTTGAATTGTTGTCTAACCGATAGATCTATTTTGTCAAATGTATCTTCATTAGTTAATTCTTCTGCTTCGTCTAAAACGAATGTAGTAACACCCTGTAATGATTTTAAATTAGCTGTTTGATCTCCTGACGAAGTTTTAATTCCTTTAAATATTATTTTACTGCCTGATCGTTTATTTCTTATTTCATCTTTTGTTATGTAAAAATCATTAAATATGTTTAATAATTCTAATTTTTCAATGAATTCAGGTATAATAGAAATATAAGTACTAGATAAAGTGTAACGAGTAAATAATATAGTATGTCCAGATTCATACGTTAATAATACTAATAATAAATTGACAGAAAATGATTTACCTGATCCTCGACCTCCTGTAACAATAAAATATCTGCCATTTGATTCTGCTATTGGCGAATACTTTTTATTTATTTCAATCACTTAAATTTAATTAAGTCTTTAAAATTAATATTAAATCCATCGGATGAAGAAATGTCAACCGATTCTTTTGGTTTGCCATAACGATAACCAAAATATAAACTCATTGCACGACTATCACCATTTAAAACTTGTTTGCCTAATGTTTTAATTACCTCGTCATTATCAATTAACGCATCTAATTTTTCTATTAATTTTAATTCATCTGCTTTTTTAGGTCTGCCAGCTCCTTGTCTAACACCACCATTGTTTTTACGTTTATCCATAATTATATTGTTCTAAATCGTCTGAATTTATTCCATTTGATTTTTTTACTTTCTCCTAAAATATTAAGCTTTGATACTTTATAATTAAATGTATTACGTATTTCATTTAATTGATCATTGCCATTTTTGTTTACCATTAATTGATTTTTTATTGTTTATTCAATCTTTATTATATAACGAAATTATTTATTTAATTTATTCAGTTCCTGATATTATATCTTTTTTTGGAAATTCATACACATCAACACAATGTTTTATTAATTCTAATGTGTTTAATTTATGTATATGTTTTTTAATTGTTTTTTCAACTAATTTCGATTCAATTGCTTTACGATTATCTAATTGATTTTCTATTACATTTAATTTACGTTCTTGTTTCCATATTAAATGTTGTATTATCAATAAAGCACGTTTTTTTAATTTTTTATTGTACATATGTTTTGTTTTTCCATTTCCAACCTTTTATTAATAAATCTAATTTTTGTATTGCTTCGTCTTCGTGTTCTTTTGGTATTTTACTTATTAATGTAATTAAATCAGAGGATCCTTTTAATTCAAATAATTGTGTTTCTAATTTTTTACATTTGTTTTGTAAATATTGTATTTGATTTATTTCGTCTATATTTAAATCTGTTTTAAACGTAAACATTTTTTCTATTTGTTCTAATTTTTTATTTGTTGTTTTATATACATCATATAATTCTACAGCATATATAGCAGTTGCGTGATCCATACGTTTTCCTTGAGCTCTAAAAAACAAACTAATGTTTGTCCATCTCATTGCTAATTTCTCACGTAATAAATAACATAGTAATGCTCTCATTTCTACGTATTCACGTTTACGTGTGTTTTCAAATATATTGATTCCTGATAATTCAATTATTTTATTTGCTATTTCTATTGGTTTTAAATTCATATTTTTTTTTTTAAAATTCTCTTTCTTTATTATGTTTCGCTTTATATGTTCGTTTATATTTATATTTTTCTCCTATTGATTTGTAAAATAATAATTTAATTGTGAAATCTGATATTTTTTCATAACACAATAATTCTTTATGATTTGTATTTGTTATATGTTTTAATGCAAACAATCTTCGTTCTTGTCGATTTTTTAAACTATCGAATTGTTTTTTTAAATGCACAATAATTGTTTTTTTGGTTTTACATATCGTGTTAATGTTCCATCAAACCATTCGTTAAATTGTTTACCAATATACAACATTTTAGCTTCTTTGTAATTTAAAAATTCCTTTTGATCAATTTCTTTTAACGTTGGTGTTTTAAATGGTACGATTACAATATAAGGTTTATCCACGTATTTATGATATTCAAACAAAAATGTTTTTATTATTCTTCCATAATTGTCTTTTACATTGTTTAACGAAGCATATTGTTTCGCTTGATTAAAAGAAACTTTTTTACCTGTAAATGTATAATCTTTTGAAATTGTTTTTATTTCTGCTATTATGTGTGTTGATTCATTTGCAAACACAAAATCTTGATCTCCTAAATATAAATTTAAATGTCCGTTAAAATGATTTGAAATTGTACCGTTAAAAAATAAATTGTATTGTTTCATATGCCAAGTATTATTATATGTTCTATATCGTAAATTGATAAATCACATATGTATTTTATTTGTTTTATTATTGTCTTATTTGTTTTTAATGATTTCAATATTAATTTATCTCCAATATTGTAATCTCGATTTGTTCGTCTTATTTCAAATGTTTTAATCCCTGATTTAACATCTAAAAAATAATTGTGTTGTATATCTAAATTATGCTCCACAATCAAAAATATTTAATTGATTTTGTGCTACATCTTTCCACGCATCAGCGTTAAACGTAATAACATCTGTATTATCGTTTATTGGTTCACCAATGTATTTATATGATTTTGTAATTGCGTTACGTAATTTTAACATTCCGCCTTTGTCTGATGTTTGTTGTCTTTCCATAAATTCACTATTTAATTGATCTTTTGTTATTTGATTTGTTAATTTCCATAAATGATTATTTTTTTTCATTGCTCCAAACAATGCTGGATTTGATGTTTTTATGTATAATGTTTTATTGTCTTTTTTATAAATACCACCAAAATAATTTATAACTTGAAAACCAATACCTAATCCTTGA